ATACTACTCATTTCAGTTCCTCTTGTTTATATATTTATAAGTTTTTATAAGTCAAGATCAAGGTCATCGTCATCGCCAGCATCTTTTTCTGCATCCATTTGCGTTCTAAGTGCCTCGATTTCGTCGTCATCTTGTCTAAGAATATTTTTTCTTACCCATTCGTGTGATACATATTTACCTACATATTCATCAAGTGTAGCTAACATTTCAAATCTTTCACGAATGATTTCGGATTCTTTTAATTCACTGAAGTAATTATCCTCAATGTAATTAAATGCTATATATTCTTTCCAGTTTTTCCAATCTTCTTTAGTAATAACACCCTTTAACAAAAGCTGTGTTTTTAATACTTGCATGAAAATATCAGAAAATCTTTTTCTTATTCTATCAATAAACTTCTTAAATTTAACTTCGTCTCTACTTATCTCAGTAGCTCTACCTAAGCTAAATTGTGCTTCTTGCTCTAACCTGTTCATAGGAACATTTAAAGCTTTATATAATTTCTTTTGGAAATAGATTATATCATCTATTTGCCCTAGGTTTTCTCCACCTGGAAGTGTAGATATTTCAGTACCTCTACCACCTTCTCTTCTTGGTAAAAAGAAATCCTCTAACATTGACATATGTTTTCTGTCGTCTTTTACATCACCAGTTTTAGCATCGTATACTAATTTATTACGATACTTATTCATGATGTTCTGTAAATACTCTTCAGCCTTACCCTTAGGTAAATTACCTACATCAATATAAAAAATTCTTCGTTCAGGAGCCCTAGATATTCTGTAAATAACTAATGAGTCTTCCATCATCCTTAATTGATTTACAGGCTTAATAGCTTTTTGTAAATGCGATAAAATTCTTTTACGGCTTGGATCTAACATACCTGATGTGCAGTATGCTATAGAATCAGGATGAATTTTAAGTCCCTGATTTGCTCTATCCATATGTACATCTTGAAACATGAAATATTCATGAGATTTTTTAATTAACTTTGCACCCGTCTTAGGATCAGTTTCTTCTTCAATCTCTTTAATCTTTCTAATTTTAGTAGGATCAATATATCTTAATTCTTTTAAACCAGCCTTAGGGTTTTTATCATCTATAATCATATGATATGGTAATCTACCATCTACATACCATTTTCTAAATATATCATGTCCAGTGCTATTAAAGTTTAACAACTCTAAAACATTATCAAATTCTTTTCTTATATTCTTCTTAATGTTATCAGATATTTTTAATCTGTCTAACACAATTGCCACTGGAGCTGCATTAAAGTCTCCAGTAATAGCCTCGTTTACAATATCGTCAATAGCAGCATCGCATTCAGGCTGAACGGAAATGTCTCTATACTTAAATATGAGCTCATTTTCATTTTTTACTTTATCTCCATCAATATCAAGGTATTGGCCAAAGTGACCACCTGTACTAATTACACCAGTTCCTTCTGCTTCTGTATCAGGAACAAAGGAAGGTCTAACAGGTTCTTTAACCTTTCTATTAATCTCAAATCCGAACAATTCTGCCATAGTTTATACCTTTACAATATTGACAGGGACGCAATTGTCCCTGCCATATTATTATTTATACGACTAAGAAGTAGTGTCAGATTCCCAATAAGTCACCTGCATCTCAACTGTGAACTCTTCGATTGCATTCTCAGAGTCATAGTTTAAATCAATTGCAGATAAGTTAGTAGGATAACATCCTCTTACGTTATAAGTTTTTACAGTTTCTCCAGCCTTATTCAATTGCTCGATTACTACATCCGACTGATAATCAGTTGGGTTTGATAATCCAGTATTTGCGTTGTGCTGATTAATTCCATTCATCCATCTTTCAAAGCTATTTCTAACTTCAAATGCAGCATCATTGATGACAGTTAATGTAACTGGTTCAAATGCTCTATCACCTGCTACTGACATCTTTCTTCCTCTGAAATTTACTTCAATGGGAGCGATTACAGAAGATGGGATAGCTACTGCTTTACACAAGAATGAAGTTAATTCCACATTTCCCTGAGCATAGCTTGGGAAGTTAACTGTAGCCTTAAACAAGTTAGGTCTTGCACCACCGCCTGTCAGCTTAGATTTAAAATCATCTATACCTAAAATTGCCATTATACTTCTCCTTAATTAGAGCCGGCGATTTCTGAAAAATCGACGCCTGTTCTAGTTGCTATAAAGTTCAAGGTAATGAAGTTAATAGATCTTGATGGCTTGATAAAGATATCAGCTACAAAACTATTAGAATCAATTACTTGTCCTGTATTATTTGTTTCGTCACAGATTACTTTAAAGTCTGTAACTCCTCTTCGGCCTTTTACATCCCTTAGGAATGGTTCAACCAAATTCCTAAATTGTGCTCTGGTGAATTCATCATTGAACTCAAAGAGTTGTCCCTTAGCAGCTGTAGAAATTGCTTTCTCCAATACGATGAATAAACGTCTAACGTTAATTCTGTCGAATGCTGAAGGTTTAGGTGATAAAGTTTTATCTCCGAATAAAATTGTTCCTTCTCCAGGGAAAGATACGAGTGGGTTGACCTTAGCCTTATACAACTCATCTCTTTGTGCTAGATTAGGGTTAAATGCTAATTTGGTAACACCTAGTAGTTGACCTCTAGTCGAACCAGCTGGTGAGAACCAAGCATCCGCTGCTAAATCAGTACCTGCACATAGTCCAGCAATGTGGCCTGCGCCTCCGATCCAACGATACTTATCATTGTACTTATCGTACACATATAAAGCACCTGAATCTGCTGATCCGTATGAACTCTTAGTTACTGTTCCGACCCATGTAGTTACATTAGTTAATGCAGTACTTGGTGCAATACCTGCTGTTGAAACAACAGGAGGTGAAACAAAAGCCATACAGTCTTTTCTTGCTGCAGCCATAGCAACTAATTTATTAGCAATTGTTGCTCCACTAGCATCTGGATAAGCAAATAGTAAATTAACATCTACTGTTTCTCCGTCTGCTAAAAGATCGTATGCTGTTGATATTTCACCAGTTGTTGGTGCGTTATCGTCAGCTCCACCTGCTAAGTCTCTTTTCTGTACTGTTGAACCAACTACGTAGGCTGCTGTTGAAGCAATAGGTGCTCCAATGTTTGAGCTAGAAATAGTTGGATGCGCTAACCACCAAACGTAGCTTGATCTGTTATTAATAACATCTACGTAATAGTTAGTTGTGCCGTCGTCTGCTTTAGCGTCTGATCCCACACTTACGAATGGGAAAGTTTCTAAAACTGTGTTTGGTGTTCCGCTCCATAAGCCTGTTGTATCAATTACAGCAACATGGACTTCGTCCAATGCACTAGTTTTACCTAGCACGTCTGCCGCGTAATTTGATGTTCCAGGTGCTGAATCGAAGCTACCTCTATAATCCCAGGTTGCAAATCCTAATGGTCCACAAAGTTCAACCTTAAGGCTGTTACCTAGTGTGCCAGGGTATTTTGCAGCCCAGCCTCCCATAGCGTTAGTGTTACCTGCAGCAGGTGCACCATCGTCATGGTTAGTTTCATAATCAGTACTATTTTTAATTAGTACTCCTGATGTACCAGAAGTCGCGTTTAAGTGACCGCTGGTTGCTCTAACAACCTTTAATGATCTGCCGTATTTTAAAAATCCAGCAGCAGTTAAAAAGTAGTTAGCGGTATTGACGTCTGTAGGTTGACCAAATATTTCAGCTAGATTCTTTTCTGAACCTACCGTGATTACTTCGTCAACTGGACCCCAATTAAATGACCCTGCGAATCCACCAATACTGGTTGATACGGCAGGAACAACGCCCGTTGCGTCAATTTCTTTGACCTGGACGCCTGGTGATACTTGAAATGCCATCGCTTTATCCTCTTAATTTGAGTTAGTTAATATGTTCTCATAATACGGTTATATTCAATCATAGTTATTTATATGTTTTAACATTCTAATAAAGCCCTTGGTGTTTGTCTACTTCCATCCAAACATTACCCTCGTTATCAACTTCCTTAGTGCTATTTTCATCATTACTAAATACACCAAATGGTAACATATCATCTTGTATAGCCTGAAGTTGCTCTTTATATAAAAGTGTTTTCATGTCTATATCAGTTATACCATGAAATATATCAGTAGTAGTAAACCAAGAAAATAATACTAAATTCATCATTAAATCATCATGGTTATTGCCTGAAGCTTCCCATGATGATCCTCTATTTACAAATGTACTCATTTCAATAATAGTATTAGCATCGATGATATGAAGTTTTTTCTCCATAATTAGATCTTTTACTGCTGAGCAACCTATTCGTTTTAATCTTTTAGTCATTGTAGCACCAAGTGCATTACGCTTTACCATCGACTCAACAAACATATTTTCGTATTCCAAATCATAATATAAACCATTACAAACTACTGCACCTTGGTCATTACTTTCAATAATAGTATATGCTTCGTTATAATGATTGGCCCATTTATATATAAGGTCTGGAAATAGTATTGGGGATATGTTATTATCTCTAAATACACACACTTGTTTAAATGGATCCACTGATACATCTATAATTGTAAACGTAGAATAGTCTAATCCTCTGCCCTTAGCAACATCGACTGTCATTATATACTGATGATTTTCTACTGGATTTTCATATACGAATATATTTTCAGTAAATGATATTGGATCTAAAGCCTTTTGTGCTAATAACTCATTAGCTGGAATAAGAGTGTTTCCTCGTCCATGAAATGAATTACCGAACTCTTGATCAAACTGAAGCGATGAAGTATTGGCAATAGTCTGTTCTTTCCACTCTTCGTCCCTTCCTGGTACATCCCACCAATCAACTCTAAAAGGTTTAAATTCATTTGTATTGGTTGCTGCACCTTCCCATAGCTTATGATACACATTACCTACGCCATTTGCAGTAGATGTTATAATAATTTTAGTATCTTTACCTGATGATACTACTGGATATGTAGATGTATAAAACTGTGCGTCGTTTTCTACAAAAGCAAACTCATCTAAAAACAATAGGTTAATAGAAAGACCACGAATAGAAGAACCAGAGGTTGCTGCAGCAATAATTTTAGAGTTATTGCTAAATTCAATTGATCCTTTATTTAAAGCCTTACAGCCAGGTTGTAAAAAGAAGGGTAAATTTTCTAAAGCTAAAGTAATACGTGCTAACATCTCTCTAGCAACTGCACCTTTGTTGGCTAATATAGCAATAGTTTTTTCTGGGTGAAAACACGCAAACCAAAGTAAAAATATAACTGATGATATAGATTTACCACTTTGTCGACATGCTAGAACAATAGAGAATCGGTTTTTATGAAAGTGATCGAACATATCTTCTTGATACGGCCATAAGTCAAATGATACTAAACCTTTATCAAGTGATATAACCTTAGCATATGTTTTTGCAAAGTACGCTGGATCCTGCATGCAGTTTTTATACTCACGAATTTCGTCAATACTAAACTCTGACTCGACTCCATCTCGCTTTACATTAGGATTACCTAAATAACCGAATTCGTTATTCTTTATTTGGCTCATTTATAATTTTACTTTCATCTTGTTTTAATAATAATCTTTGTAAATCAGAACTACTTCCAACAAATAAATTATTGTTTGTCACTTCACGGGATGGTCCTTTTTTATCGACCAAATCTTTTTTACTTTTCTGTAGTACCATTAGTTTATCAGTAGTATCACCGATATCTTTAATAGCCTTAGATAATACCTCAAATGCTCTAGGATGTTCAGATTCTTGAGCTAATTGTGCAAGTGAATCTAGAGATAACATCCCTGTATTAATTAAATCTTTATAAGTTTTTCTGGAAAATTCATAATCATCTTTAATATCTTTAGTATCAATCTGATCTTTTGCTGGTAATTTATTCTCAGATTTCTGAGGTAAATTTTTTGCCAAACTATCCATCATTTTATCTTTCTTCATAATAGTATTTATGTATAACTAGAAATAGTAGCAGTTACGTTATCTGCAGATC